TGTTTATTTTTGGGCATGTATGGCAAAACCCGCCATCTTGGTATCTTTTGCACTCAAGCAGCTTTTCAGGCGTTGCCTCGCCTCTGGTTTTGGCATCCCTGTAGCTTTGGCTTTCCTTGCATTTATCGCAATATTTTTTCTCGTAATAGTGTAATTTATATCCATGCCCTAGCTTCAAAACGATTCCGGAATGAGTCCATAGTGACTGCTTTCCGCTTAAACCCGTTTGCGGTATTCCGCAACCGTAAAAGACATCTTTGTCCAGATCGTGCCTTGCGATATCCAGGCCAGGCCAATAAAAGATATTTTCCAAAAAGAATGGTTTTGTGTTTTCTGGATAGTCGGAAATGGCACCGTTTGGGGTCGTGCTAGTACCGCCCCCGGTGCTGTAGTTTGCGCGGTCTGCCAAGAATTTCTTTATCCAATATTCGGCTTTTACGTTGCTACGCAGGTATTTTTCCAGCACTTCCATTTGCCGTGGGTTGCATTTAAAATCGCTTTTTTTTCGGCTCGTAGTGCGCGGCGGCAGGTATGAAGTATCGCCGAAAAACTTCTCGGCAAAAGCATATTGCGCCTTAAAATCGGATGGATCAATGCCCTCGAAGTAAGCAATCATGTCATAAATGCCACCGCCTATGCCACATGCCTTGCACTCGCAGTACTCGGCACCGTTTTTTTCGTACAGGGTAAAAGACGGCTTCGCATCCCCGTGGCTGTGTGCCGAGTGGTTCGGGCATGGCGTGGGGCTTCTTGACGTATCAACGCCTTTGTGTTGTAAATATTCGTTTAGGCGGCGGCGATACTTGTTAGGTTCCATTTTAGACTAGTCAACCCCTTCTATCTTGTCGAGTATCCTTTCCGCATCGTTCAAATATTCCCCCGCATCCCTTATCGCCTGGATGGTTTCGCCGATACTTTCCCTGGCATCTTTCACAAGGTCGATTAGGTCTTCAAGGGGCCTTGCATATTCCCTGTAGGCACATACTTCCCTTGCTAGTTTTTCTGTTATCAATTCGTAAGTAAAATCATGCCCTTCTTGGCTGGCTCTCTCAATCCGCTTTTTCATTGTTTCAGCATCGGTTTTCTCTGCCGAATCCCAACTAAAAGAACGTAGCGTTCCGTTTTTGTGCCTGGTAAACACTAGAAAATCTTTTTCAATGTCAATTTCTTTATCTGCTGTTACTGTCATTATTGCTCACCTTTTTTGCAAAACGGATTTATGTTGGTTTCATCCGACAGTGGAATAATCCCTTTGTGTTCGTGTTTTAGCCGTACATAATACTCGGCCAGCAGGCGGATAAAAGCGGGAAATTCGGGCCGCAGATGTTCGATAAGTTCATCTGGCCGTATGGTTCCCCTTTTGTTTGGGTCGTGCGGAACCAAAAAAGGTATAACGATAGCCCTGGCAATAATAGCTCCATCACGACGATCGAATCTTGGAAGGCTATTTGCCACAATAACAATCTGTGCCGTGTTTACAAATTGTATTGGCTTTTTGTGAAGATCGCGCGCATGCAGGTAACCGTTGCCAGTTAGAATTTTCCAAAGCCCTGTATTGAGGTAAACGCCATTTTCCAGGTCGCTTGCAAATGCTACGGCTTTGCCTGGTAGTCTTGCTATGCACGGCACAGGGCGATTGTTGTCAAAAGAAAAGTGATTCCTTTTTGATGCTATAAGATTAGGATCAAGGATATGGGTAAGATGTCCGTATACAGTCCAAATCAACCGCATGGTGGTTGATTTGCCAGTATTTTTACCACCAATCCAAAACCCGCCGTATTTGTATTGCATCTTTGAAGGAATAATTGACAAGTAATACATCAATGTTTGCAATGTATCTTCATTCTTAAAGTTGCCTCGCATGAACTTCCAGATTCTTTCACATGGGCCGCCTTTTTTCACGTCCTCGATTTTATAATCCAGCCCTCGGCTTCTAAACTCTTCGGGCTTGGCTTTTCTAAACACCACTTCCCTGCCAGAAAAGTCCATAACGCCATCGGCGAGGGTTAAAGTCTCTTTCGTTGCATCGCCGTCAAACTGTAGTGCATCGCCAGGGTCGTCGGAATTGCGATAAACACCTTCCTCTTTAAGCCCGGCAAGCTCTCGCTGTATTTTAACGCGCAAGGTGCGTTTCTCAATAGCTTTCAGAACGCCCTTGATCTGGCTTTTTTCTTTCTCGGCAACAGTATGTTGGCTTGCTCTAATAAAATGATGAAGTACCGCAAACAGGGTATCGTATATTACACCCATTATATCTGGCTCATATTGCCAAATATGTCCATTAAAAAAATAAAACTTTTTATCATTCTCGGCTGCATTGTAAATTATACGACCATCGAAAATATCAGCCAGCATTAAGGCTGCCGAACGAACGTCGCCATTCGTTATGAAGTTTTTTGCGTTTTCATTTATCTCAATCTCGTCAAAATCCAGACGGAACGGTAATTTTATTTTTTGGATTGCTGTTTCATTTCTCATTGTTTGCCCCCATGTTAAAAGATTTCAAGTTGCTTGGTCTCATTACCAGCCTTAGCGTTACCAAAATTGTCTGCATTTTCTATTCTCCTATATCCAACAATTTCGCCCCCTATCAGTTTCTTCACCCTGTGCGCTTCAAGCGTTAAGTTTCCCTCGATGCGGATAATTTCATCGTATGAATATTTAACGCCGTCCTCGCATGTTACGTGCCCCGTTTTTTTGCTTATGGCTAGCACCTGTTGCAAGCCATCGGAAAGCATGTAAACAAAATTTGGGTTGCGTGGTTTTTCGCTCATGTGCCGCCAAGTTCCAATAGCAACGATGCCCATATTTCATATGCGGCTTCGATTTTGTAAGTATACTCGTACCCAGCCTGTGTGCCTTCGATTTTATCGATGTAGCTTTTGATTACGAGCTGTACCGAATTCAGGCTTACTTCCATGTGTGGCGGCTCTTCCAGTTCTCTTGCGGGTACTTTTGCCACTGCTTTTTTGCTGGGGCTTTTTTCCCCAGGTTCAGCAGTTGGAAGTTTCGGCTCCTCGATGAGACGATGCTCCTCGTCAGTGCCAGGATACGGCAGAGCCATGGAAGCTTCCTGCGTGTCCGTGTTATCATCGTCGAAATCTTCCGCCGACTCGGTTTTGTCGGGTTTATCGTCCTGGACAAGCGTTTCAGCTTTTACGGTGCTGGAATTGTGTTCACGCATCAACTGCCTGGCAAGTGATTTCGTTCCCCCGCTGGCAACAAGTTTTGTTGCAATATCTTTCAGTTTGTTGCCAGTCAAACTTTGAATCTCGGTAAGGGTCGCCGTGGATAATGAAGCCGTTTTTATACCAAACTTTTCCAGAGCCTCTCTTACACGATGGGCTGTTATGTTGTGCGCTATAAAGGCATCGCTTTTGCCTAAACGCGAGGCGGCCTCTTTATTGGAGCCTAGCGTTTTGGCTAGGTTTGTTATCCCCGCCTCTTGTTCTGGGTGCGTAAGGTCGGCACGTTGCAAATTTTCCACAAGTTGCAACGTGAGCTTATCACCCGTTACAAGTGTAGCTTCAATTATCGAAAAGTTGTCGCCCTTTTCGCATAAATACAGGTATGCCCTATGGCGGCGAAACCCTGCCACAAGATCATATTTGTCGATACCGTCTTCATCTTTGCCAAGAGCTTTCACGGCTATCGGCTCAATAAGGCCGTTCATCCTTATGCTTTCGGCAAGCTCTTCAATGCCGGTGTAATCCTTGCGAACGTTTCCGTTCTCGACAATCTGGGCAAGGCTTATTTGCCGCACCCTTCCAGCGTTTTCCATTTTAGGCATTTTTCACTCCTCCTATAACGTAATCCACGTAAGCTTCAAGGCGTTTCCGCACCTGCGGGGCAATGGGATAGTTGACGTTGTTTGTTAGTTTTTTTAACGATGAAATATAAGGCACTGGGTCGGGTATCAGAAATTCTCCAAACGCCTGTTGGTACATTTCGCAAATACCCGGCAAGTTTGTTTTGCTACTAAAGGCGTTCATGCAGATAAACGTTTCGGCATCCAGCCCGTATTGTTCCAGTTCCGAAAAATACAGCGCGGTCGCTTCGAAGTCGATGCGGGAACAGGTGCCAGGAATTACAAGCACATCTGCCGCAAACACGGCGTTGCGGGTATGCGCTCCAAGGTAGCCAGGGGGATCGATTATGATGTAATCATACTTGCCCCGCAAGCCGTGTTTTTTGATGCTTATTTTTAGCTGTATGTCTGAAACATTATTCAGCAGAACGTTTTTAATGTTCCCTGGAATAATATCGATATTTTCAGAACATTTGTACGGCCCCTGAAAACTGTCCACCGCCGATAGAAACTCCATCGAGGTAACATCTTTCATAAGCTGGTCATAGCACTGCGATATTGCACAGTTGGAATCAAGATCGATAATCAGTACCTTTTTCCCGCGCCTTGCCAGCGTTTCGGCCATTAACACATTAAGCGTTGTTTTCCCTGTTCCGCCCTTCCAAGATGATGTGGTGATCACCATTATGATCCCTCCCTTACTCGTGTATTATCATTTAGGTTTGTTATGCGTAACTTGAAAAGATATAACATGCAGTTTTCGCATATTGTTCCTTTTGGTTTTTTAAACCTCATGTGATCATCATGTATGGTGTTACAATAGTAATTTTTTCCAAACATCTCATCACAGCAGAAATTTTCAATAACATTGCCGATGGTCATGTCAATCATGACGGCCTCCATTTGCTATTGGGTTTGCCATAAGGGGTACAGGCACAAACAATCGGTTGTTTTGTTCCAAAACGGTTCATATATTTTGCAGTGAAAAAATCAAAGAGATTCCAGACATGGTTGCTACCTTGATCTACATCCAATCTATAAACGGCGTCCTCGTCTTTCCATTTAGTGCCATGCTCCTTTTTGAGTTGCTCTGGGGTCGGCCATTTACGCCGCCAATTTCCGCAATCCGCACAGCTTTCATCGCACACAGGGCAAGTTTGCTGTTGGCCAGTAGCACAAAAGAAATCACTATTATTCATCCCGCACTCCTTTTTTCGTAGGTATCCGGAAGCCTTGTACTGTACTTATCCGCATATTGCTTTAACTCTTTATCCGTTATGCCAAGCCACACAATAACGTCATCGCGGTGCCAGCAACGCCGACCTCCCACCATGCGAAAGTTTTTGCCGCAACATGGCATCAAAAACGATTTTTGTTCGTAGGTGGTTGATGTTGGGCCGCCTTTAAGCTCGGCGGCTTGTTTTAGTGTTACCCATTCTGGCAAACCCTTAAAACGGGCTTGCACCTCGGCTTCTTGCCGCTGTTTTGTTATCTCCATTGTCAAGCGTTCGATGGCGATCTGCATACCGTGCAGGACCAGTGATTCACCGTCTTTCATTTTCTCGCCTCTACATGCTTGTAATCTATTGTGGCTAATATTTGTTGTACCCATTCCCTTTCGACTACAGCGGTACCCCTTATAAACACTGGTTTGCCTTCGCTGGCTTTTAGTCGGGTTAATATCCAAAATGAAGATATTCCAGATTCTATACTCGCCTCAAAAATGCTGCTATATAAAATACCGCCCACGTATACTGGGCAGGATTTTCCAGTCGTGCGTGTTGTGTTAGTCATTGTGGGCATCGCCATCTTTCGCCTCCTCATTGCCTGTAGGATTGACCTTGGTATCTCATGGCTGTACCAGCAGGCAAACAGTTTTGTTATTATCCTGGGTATCGCAATAGAGCCAATACTCGCGCCCCTCGTGGTTGGCACACCGGATAAACGAAAAGCGGAATGGGAATGCCGCCAGCATATCCATTGATATTTTTGCCCAGCCCTTCTTTGTTGTGCGAATGCTTAACAATTTACACTCCCATTCGTGGTAATCGTATGTAGTGGTTCCGTCAGCCGCATCCAGAACATAACAAATAGTGTCCTCGCCGGTATCGCTTACAGGCTCGATCCGCACCCTCTCGATGTTTTCATGGAGCTTCGTCAACCTTTCCTTACCCGTGGCCTTTTTAATCATGTATACGGTCATTTTCCGTACCTCCTTGCGCCGTGGTTCTTTCGCCGTCCGTTATCGGCATGGGGTTAATGCAAACGGCGTTACCGTCATCGCCGCAAGTTACGCACCGCTTTGGGCAGTGCATCTGATAGGGGCAGTTTTCCCCGCCCCGTCCTTCACGCTCGCACATCAAACAACCTCCGTATACAAAATCTAAAAAAGCCCTCTTGGTGTGGTATAATCAGATTTACCACAACCGTTCCGCATATGCGGGACTATACCACCCCAAGGAGGGCAAAAATGCTTACAGCAACCATTACCCATGACCACTACCAAGAGTTGGTCAACATCACAAAATCCCTTGCCGCCAAGAAATTGTCTAGTCAGCCTGATGATTACCAGGCCGAACTGAATCGCTTGAGGGATCTGATTGTAGAGCTTCAGCCGCTTTTCGATCACGAAGAGCCTGATCCCTTTTGCAAGCATCCCTAAGGTCTTTCAGCATTTGTATATACTGCCCTAGCTTTTCCAGGGTCTCGAACTTGGCGGCGATTTCCTCAAGGGTTAGGCTCATAAGGTTTTGGGGCAGGTCTTCAAACCCTGAGACTACCTCCCCCGGCATCTCCATGGGGATTCCCGTTACGGTAGCTTTGGATATTTCCCGCAATTCCTTTGCGGAGCTTGCAAAAAGTTCCGCAAAGGTGTCGGCGATTTTTTTAACGGCAGGGGCGTTGAAGCCGGTATAATCAAGCTCATCACTCAGGGACGATGCCATTCTTCCCGCCAAACGAAGAATGTCCCGTATGCGTTCCAATTGCGGCCACATTTCGGTACCCTGCCTTTTGCTTTCACACATCACATAACCTCCGTATCCAAAAAATTAAAAAGCCCCTCGATGTGGTTTAATTGAGCTACCAACACCAACTAAAACCCACAGGAGGGGCATTATGAACGAAAAACAGGAAATCAGGGCGAAAGCGATAGAGCTGCATATCGCAACGCTGGCTTTGCTACCGGAAGAAGTCCTGCACAAACAGCTTGCGCTTTGGCAAAACCAAGGCACCGATCCAAAGCAGGCTATTGTTAACGGCTCGAAAATCTTTGAAGATTTCATTCTGAAAGCCTCTCAAGAATAGTTCCGGGCAGGGGGTGCCCTTTGCTGGCATCCTCACCGTTAGCCTTGGGCTGCGGGATTGTGTCTGTCGGCACAATCCGCAGCTCAAGGCTTTTGCCGGCCAACGACTTTTCTCCCCATGTGTGTACTTGTTCAAAGGTGAGTACCGTATAGCCTTGGGGCTTTATCACCTCTTCGATTGAGTCCAGCAGTTTGATGAATTCGCCAATTCCTTTGTATGTCATTTAATCCCCCTATGCCGCCGGCCTGTTGTCCGTATAAAATTCGCCTTTTTTGGCCGCATCCCAAAAGGCTTGCCAATCCAAAGATGGGAGATTCAGATGTTCTTTGCACCAATACTCTGCGATAAGTTCAAGTACGGCAAGGTTGAATGCGTAAGCATTTATGGTTCGGCTATCCTTTTCCCATCTAAAATCCTCTGGAAAATTTGGGCACCAAGGCGGCTGATATATACCTATTCTCCAGAATGAGTTTTCGATTGCAATTATCTGATTCTTCAGTTTGCCCATGTTAATGTGAAAAATCTTATCTGTCCCTATTATGTCTAGTGCATCGGGGTGGAAGAATCGATAGGTTTCTCCGTTTGGCAGGTGATCCTTTCCCTTGCCGCCGAAAACACCATAGGAATACCGTTTCAGGTATTCGCAAACATAGAGCGTGTTGAGTGCCATGTCCACTACCGTTGCCTGTATCCTGTAAATCTTTCCGTCATCAGCAACAAATCTTTGGTTTATTATGTAATCGTCCAGCTTGTCCCAGGGGCCGTTGAACTGGCTCGTATCGCCGTCAATTTCAAAAGAGTCCAGCGTCCAAGTTACGCCGTTATCGGAATAACCTTTGGTGTCCACAAACAAACACTTTTTCCTGACAAGGACGGACGTTACGACAATCAGGATGGGTGAGCCGCTATCTATTGTTGCCGTTTTGTTGGGAATACGTCCCGAAACAAACCCTGTGCGTTTGAAGTAGGCCATTCTATCCATCAATCAACCCTCCAAAATCCAAAAAAAGCCCCTCAATGTGGTATAATCGAAACCACAACAAATCTTTTATCCCCACAAGGAGGGGCATTATGAACGATTCTCAATTCGAGCAGCTAATTAACGGCATTTCGCTTATAGCCGCCGAAACCCACATTTCCAACGTCCTTGCTGAATTGGCTGCCTGCCGAATCGAGCCACCCAGAAGCTATGCGTTTCCCGGCGGCGTATATGCGCTGGCCGTACAATTCAAGGACAAAATCGAAAACTGGGATAAAGCACCCGATTTCGATTTTCATGAATTTTACGCTAAGACTTTTGGGGAGGTGCCTCCCCAGTCTTAGGGGCTTCCATGAGGGGGAATATCTTTATGCTCATGCATTTGATGGTATTCCCTCTCCCGTCGCGAATCAGGTGAGTCGCCTCATTTACCTCTGCCATCTCGAAGCCTTCCTGCTCTATAATTGGGCAGATTTTTTCGAGAAGCCTGGAAAACTTGATTACGTCCTTTGCTAACATCTACTTACCCCCTACGCCGCCGGCCTGTTGTCCGTTGGCTGTTTTGTGCTTTCGTCTGAAATGCCATAGTGCTTTTTTGTCCGCTCCTGGGTGGCATAGGCCACCCGGACATATGCAAGCACTTCCGTCCGGTGTTCTGGGTCTAACCCCTGGAATGCGTCCAGGAGGTCTTGTTTTTCCTTGTTTTCCATACCCATCCTCTGTTTTCGGATAATCTATATTTATTATATCGGCAACCTAAGTTTTCTGTCAAGCGATTTTTCGGAAAATCGAAAAAAATCTTGATTTTTTTTTACCTTGCCGATAATCTTAATGTTATGGAAGGGATAAAAGGGCGGCTTATACAAGTCCGCAAAGAACTAAGGCTAAAACAAGGCGAATTTGCCGAAAAAATTGGGCTAAAACAGGGTACTTACTCGGACATAGAGAACGAAAAGGAAACCTTGACGGCTAGAAATGCACGACTTATCTGCCTAGAATTCGGGATAAACGAGGATTGGCTAAATGGTGGCAAAGGCCCAATGTTTAAGACCGAAAAACTACCCCCCGATGCACGGGAACTGCTGGAAATTTACGACAAGTTGATACCAGAAACCCAAAAAGAAGTGCGGGATTATGTCAATGAAAAGCTAGAATTGCAAGAATTAAGGGAAAGGGCAGGGCAGGAAGTCCCCGAAAAGGGGGCAAAATCAGGCTGATCCAGCGCGAGGGGAATATTTACCACGTAAGAAACTAGCATTCGCCGAAAAAAACTTGACCCCACGGCCTGCTGGGTGTACACTTCCCTATATCCTATATAAGCTCATATAAGCCTATATAAACCAAAGGAAGGTGGTAAGTGAGCACTAATTTCACCATCCATATGCAAGGTTCGGAAGCAGAGCCTTACGAACTGGTGGTTTCTCTTGATCCGGTGACCATATCCTGCACATGTCGTGCTGCACTACGGGGACTCCCGTGCAAACACCGCAAAAGCATTTTAAGTGGACAAGTGGAAATACCGGAAGACCCCGAAATGATGGAAAAAATTAACGCCATTGCAGAGGCCGTAAGGAAATCGGATCTTCCAAGATATTTGCAGGAATACGAGGATGCAAAGGGGCACCTTGGACTCAAAAAGGAAGCATCTGAAAAGGTGTTCAAAAAATACATGGATACGGTTATAGATTCTGCCCTCAAAAAAGGGACGCAGAAAGCCGCACAGAAAGCAAGCGACAATCTTGACAAAGCCTTGCAAGACTGCGTGAACGCCGCCACGGAAATAGAAGCCCTGCGTCAAACCTTGCGAACGGTTTTTATTATGCCAAAAGAATCGCCCGCTAACAGACTTGCTAGGCAGGCAGCACGGAACTAAATACACGGAAGCACAGGGGGCATTATGAGATACGAAGCAAGATTCTACAAAGCATGGCAAGGTTCCTGGAAGTTTGATGCCAGCCATGATGTTATGGCCTGGCAAAAGGCACAGGGGAAGATCAAGGAACAAACCCTTACAGTTTCGGTCGGCATCGAATCCATACATGAGCTTGACTGTTTCGACAATCCCATTCGGAAACTACCCGATGAAAAAGACTGCGAGAAACAGACAAAGGCAAGGGGTGCATCCGTGGAAAGGGAGAGAGAAACAACCTGGATTGCATATTTCAGCAATGGCGAAAATTCCGCGCCGTTTTTTGCCAAGGCCCCAGAGGGCATCATCGCCGATACTGCCTATGCTCAGGACATGGCCGAACAAAAAATATTGAAAGAGTACGCCGAAAAAAATAAGCTTGATTTTGGCAATTTAAAAGTTGTGGGGATAGAAAAGCTGGTCAAAAACGAGATTGCAATATACAAGGCCTATTTTAGCAACGGCAATAATTCCGCGCCATATGTCGCTAAACTGATGGAAGGGGATACCGATGCCTTTAGGGTCGCGGAATTGAAATTGAAGCACCATGCACAATACAACGGTTTTGATACTACAGGGCTAAAGGTTACCAAGATAATAGAGCTTAACGAAAGCCATCATTTTGTCTCAAACAATGAACGAGTGGAAAGAAACAGGCGGCGAAAAAACAAAATGCCCGAAAGGAAAAACAGGGTTGTTTTCGTTACGAATAGTGGGGCTTGATTCCGGCAAAACCTTACCGAACAAGCCGCACAGGGATGGGGATGCCTTACATATCCCGAAGCTGATTGTCGAGCCTTGCCTTGTCGGTGTTGTTGAGTATTTCCTTGTCCAGCAGGATGCTGGTAAGCTCGGTGAGAAAGCCTTTCAGGTGCCCGAAGTGGTTCGTCTTTATTGTGGCAAGTTCGGTTCTGAATTCCGTTTGCAAACCATCAATCTTTGTGTTGACTTCCGAACGCAAACCGTCAATCTTTGTGTTGACTTCCGAAATTTTCGTGCCCAAGCTGCTGATTTCGGCTTGCTTGAAACCGTATTTCAGAAAATTGAGGCCATGCTTGCTGAAACCAATGATGAAAATGACTAGCACCGCAACAAACAGGACGGTTGCCGCTATTGGGGGGAAAGTATCCATGAATCTGTCCAAAAAGTCCCAGCCAGTCATTTTTATACCTCTGCCTTAAATATGACATGGAATGGCGGCTTGGTCAAGAGTCCGCGTGTTCGCAAAATAGTACCATGGAAAACTGGAAAATAACCCATGTTAGATTTCCCCCATTCCAATATCTGGCTGTAAATCTGTTGTCGGGATAACCAGTATCGGCATAACCAAATTCCACCCGCCAGCGGCGGTGTTGGCCCAGTCGTTTGTTGTGGGGAGCGAGGAGCCTTGGGCCATGAGGCATCTGTCTGCACCTCCCTCAGGAGTCATATTCAATGCTTTGTTGCCGAATCCCGTGCGGCACTGCCTAAACCCAGCAAAGGAAAAAGTCGCCAGCGTATTTGGTGAAGAAGCACCACCAACGCAGAATGTAAGGTTTGAGCATCTGGAAAAACCAGTGCCCAGGCCACCATTCCCAAAATTGCTGGAAGAGTTGCCGGTGCCGGTGCAGTTTGTGAGGTTGGCGCACTCAAAAAAACCGGTTGCCGCGCCTATACTGCTGCTTCCACCGTTGCCAACGCAGTTTGTAAGGTTGGTGCAGTTGTCGAAACCAGTGCCACTTGATCCAGCTGACGTGCTGGAAGTTATACCAGTTCCAACGCAGTTTGCAAGGTTGGCGCAGTTGACAAAACCGTTGCTGTCGCCATCGCTGGAAACCGTACTGGCGCAGTTAGTAAGGTTGATGCAGCTGTCGAACCCGTTACGAATGGGTACGTCGCCTTCAACAACGGTGCAGTTAGTAAGGTTAGCGCATCTGTCGAAAACGGTGTTGATGCCGGGAAGGCCACCACCTAAAACCCTATTGACTACCCGAATGGAAACATTGCGAAAAAAGAAATCCGCCCCTGGGTTGGCAAGGCTTCCAAGCTCCCCAGTCACGGGGCCCCTGATGCCGACATTGTTAAACGTTTGGCTATGGAGGCTGAGGACAATTACGCTTCCGGCCTCGCCGACAACGGACTTTGTTCTACCGTTTGAAATATCAATCAGCGGAACACCCAGCATCACACCCATAATGGAAAACTCCCAGGTACCCGCCTTGACCAATACCCGCGAGTAGTCGTTGCCCGGCGTGTTGTTCGCCCAGGCCGCGAGTGCCGCGTTGGAACCTATGACGAAGGTGTACTCGTCCGTGGGACGCGCCTCTTGTATGAGGTCCGCAACCATCTGCGTTATCGCATCGAGCGTGTCCGAGTCGTTGACATGATCCGGTTTGCCGCTGACCCCGTCCAGGGAGCCGAAGGCCCTCTGGAAAACCGCCTGGCGGAACCCGTTGACATCGTTCATCCAGCGTGCCATGAACGGGGTCCCCTCGATGCTGTCCGGCGTCGGGGCATCCACGGCCTTCCCGCCGGGGTAGTTGGGGTCGTTGTCGTCGCGGAACTCGGTGTAGTCTTTGTCAATCCTTATCATGGAATTTCTCCTTCCGTGCCGTGCCGTGCGGCCTAACCTACCCTTGTGGGTTCGGGGGTGTTTCCCGCCGTCACGCCAAGCCCGGTTCCGCCGTTTGCATTGCTCCCCCACGCCCACAGGCTGCCGCCCGTTTTTGTCGCCCCTGATAATACAGACCTAGCCACTGCCTGCGCCCAATCGGTGTCGGTGCCCACCCGCGTGGGGAAGGGTGTGTTCCCAGTCGTCACGCCGAGGCCGGTCCTTCCATTGGCATTGTCTCCCCACGCCCATAGACTGCCGTCCCTGCGGGTCGCAACCGTGTGGGAATCGCCTGCGGATACATACGCCCAGTCGTTGTCAGTTCCTATATGCGTTGGAACATTGCGGTCAGTTGTAGTGCCGTCGCCAAGCCGGTCGTCCCCGTTGAATCCCCAAGCCCACAGGGAGCCGTCCGTCTTGATCGCAACGGTGTGGGAATGGCCTGCGGATACGTATGCCCAATCGTTGTCGAACCCCACCCGCATGGGGTCCGCAAAGCTGCCCCAAGATGACACGCCAGTGCCAAGCCGTCCCCAGGCGGCCCATCCCCAAGCCCACAGCGACCCATCCGCCTTGATCGCCATCGTGTGGAAATAGCCTGCGGCTACGTATGCCCAATCAGTGTCGGTGCCCACCCGCGTTGGGACGAGTGTGTTTCCAGCCGTGTCGCCGAGGCCTAACACGCCCATCTCGTTGACCCCCCATGACCACAGGGAGCCGTCCGTCTTGATCGCAATGGTGTGGGAATGGCCTGCGGATACGTATGCCCAATCGGTGTCGGTGCCCACCTGCGCGGGCATCAGGGTGTTGCCCGCCGTTGCGCCAAGCCCCGTCCTGCCGTCCCCGTTGAATCCCCAAGCCCACAGCGAACCGTCCGTGCGGATGGCCACCGTGTATCGAGTGCCGGCGGACACGTATGCCCAATCGGTGTCGGTGTCTATCCGCGTTGGGACGTAGCGGTCAGCCGTGGTGCCGTCGCCAAGCTGGCCAAACCCGTTGCTCCCCCAGGCCCAAAGGCTGCCGTCCTGCTTGACGGCTAGGCCAGCCTGCATACCCAGGTCAAACTGTGTGCATGTAACACTGTCAGATATTGGGCCGACGGGATCGCTGGCTACTTCGCCCTCAAAAAACCTGCGGGCAACGGTTACCCTTATGTAGTGACACACATCCCCCGGTTGCACTTCATAGGTGGAACCCGCCGCGCCGGCGATATCCCCCCATTCCCCCAGCCGCCCGCGCTGCCACCGGAACGAAAGCCCCCCGCTGCCGCCTACCGCGCTTACGTCCGCGGCCAGCGTCTCGCCCACCACCGCCTTGCCGGTTATGGCCACCGTCCCCGTCAGCGGCGGCAGCGCGGCGCCGCATTGCACCCAATCGATAAATATGATCGCGGTCGTATGCGCGGGTTTTACCTTGAGGGTTATGTATTCGACGTAGTTTTTCCATACCCCGCTTATTTTTAGCGGCTCCACAAAGAGTATGTTTTGATGCCGGTCGCGTATCGCGGAGGCGCAGACAAAAAAACAGTTCTCCCAGTACGCCCCGCTTTCCGGTATGTTGTATTCCGTGGTGGCATCGTTTTTGATGATGGTCGGCAAAAAACCTTCGTTGCCCAGCCTGTGCCTGCATACCGCCCTGCGGTGCCCGCAGCGCATGGTGTAATGCCCGCAAACGGAAAGGACCACGATGCCCGGGTTCCGCGGGTTGCCGGCCGGGATGTTCTCGACTACGCGCATCCTTGGGTCTATGCGTTGCAGCATCATTTCCAGGAACGACGTGGACTGGCCACCGGCAAACGCCTTCCACATGGAGTCCAGGATGTCCCCGCGTTTCTCCTTCTCGTCCTCCGTGAAGAGCAGCGCGAAAACACGCTCCCACTTATCGGGGAAGCGTGTCGTTTCCGGGAACAAATCCAGGTATGCCAGTTCCGCCTCCTTGCGGATGTCCTCCGGAAGCTCGGAAAGCCCCTTGAAAAACCCCCGTTTTGAATTATCGGCAGACAGTTCAAAGGCCCTCGAACGTGGGAACAGTTGTTTTATTGCCTCAAAATATTTCCCGCTCATACGGCAACCCCGTTGACGGACAGTCGCAACAGTTCGGCAAGCTCGCCCATGCCCAGTGTTTCGCTTGCGATCTGCGTTCCGTTGCGCTCCATAGTAACGTCATCAAACTCCGCACGTAGCGATACGGATATCTGGTCAACCACGCTGGTAAGGTTGTTTCTGGATATTGTGTCAAGTCTGTTGTTGTCATCCGATAGGCCGCGTATGTAAGGCTCCCTGCCAAGGAAATAATTTTCTATGGCCGGCTTAACCGCATTTGCGAAATCGATCATCGGTATCCCGGCCACTCCGTTAATACACACGGCGTAATTTACAACCGATATTGGCCGGATGTTTTTGTAGGTGCCGTCAAAGGCGGGGTCAAGAACCGCCGTTACGGGCTTTCGGTTTGCCCTTCCGGTTACGGGGTCGAGCGTACAGGCATCGCCGACCTGCCGCAACAGGTCGGGTGTCGGGATACGGCGCGGAAACTGCTCCAGAGCCCCGGCGACGAAAACCAGCACGCCCGCCGCCGAGTTTGGGTCACTGTATGGATACGCGCCTATAACGCCCGGCACGTCGGATGCCCATATCTGGTAATCGGACAATGCGCCGCCCAGAGGCGGGGAGCGGAAACGCCGAATGACACGTTCCCGGTACTCCGTTTCAGTTTCGCCGTCCAGCCCATAGGCCGCAACCAGTTCGACCGTTGCCGTCCTCTGCACGTTGCCAAGGGGGGTAACAAAATCCAGGGTATCGCCTTTTTCAAGGTTTCCGATGGGGCCTATTTCCGCACAGACAACGGGGACCGGCGCGGTATCTTCTTCCAGCGATACGGTGTCCTCCGTGATATACACACGGCCTGTGATATCGCTTCTTAACTGCGTCCCGGATATTAGCGTGGTTCCGGTGCTTACAACGTTTACGATAATCTGCCCACGCCATTGGGTGCCAAGCCTGGGCTCTCCCACCCCGATTAGCACACCCCACTTTACCAGCGGCCTTATCGGTATGCCCAGGGTTGTTACCGTCCGCCAATATGCAGTTTCGGGGAACAATTGCAAAAACACCCATGCAATTTGCTTGTAGCATGTGACAAATACCCCCGCAAGTACCGTTGCAATTGTAAACAAAAATGACTTGGGAAGGAGGCGAAAAGCAGTATTAAAATTATTGCCAATGGCATTTATTATTAAGTCCCTAATCTCTTCGATTGTTTTGTTTTCAAACTGCATTAGCCGACCTCCAGAAAACGGCAAAGGCGTTACTGTAAATGGTTTCACCACTGGCGTTAATCTGTATCGTAAGGCTGAAACGATTTCGTGAAACGGCCCTGCCGTTCGCCAGGATTTCATCGGCTATTTTGCCGGTAATTATCCAGCCTAGATCAAGCCTTGCCGCCTCTTCCGCATCCAGAATGTTTCTTGTCGTCATTGGCAAACCAAAAATGATTGCCTGGAAACGTGATACCAAACGCTGATTTTCGTTTACCCCGCGAAGCGTGTTGCCCCACCATGTCCTTCGATTTTCAACCCTACCGTTATCATCTTTGTTGCCGCCGAAAAGAGACAGGTAAACTGCTGTGCCGAATGTTTGATCATTTACTATCAAGCCTTTTTCAATGCGGATGTCGCCGCCGTCCGGTGTGTCATGTAGCAGGAGGTCGCCCTCGAATGTCTGCAAACTCATCTTATCACCATCCCCGTTGTTGCGCCAATAAAAGAGCCGTTGGTACCCGCAAGGGGTGCCGGATTGATGCAACCCAGAAGCCATGCGTAAATGGCCTCACAGATGTTTAACAACGGAGCCGGGTAGTTGCCGGGGCGGGGTGCTATTATTAGCGGCTCAACGGTCAACAGGCTGCCGGGTGTTACGGCAAAGGGTGCCGGATGCTGTGTTATCCCCCCTGCAAAACAGGCCCTTATTAGGTTGCCCCATACGGTCACGCTTTGCGGCTGCCCGATTGTTTTATCGGGCAATGACAGCCCGGAAACAAATGATCGCACGGGATCGGGGCTTGATGCGGGGGGAGGCAGTTGCGCCGACCAGCCGTATTCGATTTCCATGTTAGCTTCCATATATTCCGTAAGCCCCCGGTCAAACGCCTCAATGTATGCGGACTTGTGGGGGCGTTCGCCGTTTTTCCAGTGGATGTTCTCGGTAATACTCTCAAACCTATCCTGTATGGCCCTGCACATGGCCTGTGGGTTCATTGCCATGTCAACCGCCCTTTAGTCCTGTTATACCCATTGCGGGGCCTCCATGCGGCCCTCCTGTAAGAGCGCAGTTTGTCATTCCGTTGGGACACCACATCGTTGCGCCTATGGTTTTAAGTATTATTTCGGTAAGGCCATTTATTTCAATACTGGCACCACTAATGGTAAATTTTCCCGTTGCGTCCTGTTGAATATCACCCGTGCCTGTAATAGTAATATTTTTTGCCTCTACGTTTAATTCATTTTTAATTTTCGCCTTCATGTTGCCTTTTATTTTTTTGATAAAATCCTTTTCCGCTTCCAGCTTTACGGTGCCGTCCTTCAGGAACGATAGTTTGCTTACAACATTGCCGTCCCTGTCCCTTGCAAACAGTATTTTTTCCCCGGGCTTTGCCCCCTGCGAAGGGGTCAATACCCCAGCTGTTACATACTTTCCCGCGCCGTCTACTTTAACCAACAGCAACCGTTCATCCGGTAGCGGTATGGAATCATCGCCAGCAGGGGTATACAATAAAGTATTTATGTTAAAATCCCTTATTGTTTCCCCAGTAAGGGTTACCAGTTTTTCGGCGGCGTATTTAATGCATCTGGCGATTATTCCCATGGGAACACCTCCGGTATCCTTCCGGTGTAAGAGCCAGGGAGTACAAGGTCAAGCATCGTTTGTTTGCCATCGGTGGTTCTGGTAAACTTTACGGAACGTGCCATAAAGTTTGTTTCTCTTGTTATCATTGCGCTTGGGGCATATACACAAACGGTCATGCCCTTCTGGAAGCGGCTACCGCTTGAATTGTGGTGCGTGTCGCACACAAGCTCGTATGACACGCAATCCGCAAACATTCTGCCGGCGTATGCCTCCACGCCTTTCTGTAATTCGTCCAGGGTTTCGGCATCGTCAACCATGATGGAATGATGGCGCATAATACCCTTGTTAATTAAATATCTGTTTTCCAGCGTGTATGATTTTGAAGGGTAGTCCTCGCCTGTTTTGCAAAACCCTGTAACATGCGAAAAAAAACCCTGTGCGGAAAAATTTGCTTTTAATGATAATATGGGTTTGCTTCCCTCGGCAAATGTTTCAAACGCCCTTTCCTGCCTTGCCGTAAAAATTAATAGTTCCCCGTTTCTTGTGTTGCTAATAAGAAGGTTTCTTTGTTTTGCCAGCTTGGTTAAAAAACTCATTATCTTTTCGTCGGGCTCTATACTTACCTCGGTAAAATCGGGGCCTATGTCGCCGTCAATTACAACGGGGATATTGTAAGGTTCGCAGGCGGCATCTGCTATGCCGCGTATGTTTATACCCATGACTTGCAGGGGGTACTTTGTCGGGGGTACCATACAGTCATTAAGGATGCCGCAATGCGGATATGCCTGTAATGTTACCTCCCCCGTGTTGCCGGTTAATTCCGGGTCCGGGGTCAACAGGCAACCCTTGAATATCAGCTCGTCGTTATAATAGATCTCGCAGAGCTTAAAAGCAAACGGTGTTATGGCATCCCGTAGTTCCGCCATTGCGTTGGTATATGGTGCGGATACACTGATTGTATCAAAGGAATCATAGGAAAGTGTCAGTTCATAACCGGTAAAACCGACAAACTTTTTTCCGTCAATTTTTATGGCAATATCCTGTTCACTGTCCGTTAGCGAAACGGTTTCCGTATGTATGCCGGTAGGCCGTGCGGTCTGGTTTTCGGGAATGATAAGCGTGTCGCCGACATGGATTATGGGGGAGCCGTCCGCCGCCGTTCGCCTGTTTGCCAGTTGCGGGTTTGCGCCTGTAATTTTCCCCCACTTTGCGCTTGACCCCAGATAACGTATGGCTATCGACCCCAGGGTATCCCCCGAGCCTACCCTATGCACCCTAGACATAATGCATCACCTTTGTCCCCATTGGCAAAAGCTCGATTTCGTCGATGCAAAAATTGTTTGATATGATAAAACTGTCAACAAAATCGACCGTGCCGTAAAGCTCGGCGCATAGCTCGATAACCTGCCTGTCCCTGTCCAGCGTAAAAACCCTTTGCATCGGGAGCGCAAAGGAAGCGTTTTTAATCAGTTTCGCGCTTTGTATGACAAGCGTTTTCAGGTTTATGTAACTGACGGAATTTGCGTCAACAAAAATATTCTGGGCTATCCTGGTATCGCTAAAGGCGGTTACGGTTTCCAGCATGTCGATGATCCTTGCCGCCGTTTCCACCGCCTCCTCACGGGAGGCTGTGCCGGGGTTTTGGCTTGTTCCTGCCGTGCCGTCGTCGCTTACGGCGGACGCTCCGCCGGCGGATGCCTGTACCGTTGCGCCCCCTCCCGCGCCTTGCACCGCCCCAGGTCTTGACGATGCCCCAGAGCCGGATGATGAGCCGGCACCCGATGTTGCCGCCGCCTGCGCCGTGCTGATTGCCGCGCCGGAGGCGATTGCCGCCACCGCGCCCGACAGGCCGAGCATCGCCGCCGCGAATGCGTTCCGTGTTTTTGCGGCGTCGAACGGGTCGTTACGGAACTGGTTAATCAATACCGCGGTGAGCGCGGCATACCCCTGTATTTTTGATGACAGTGTTACCGCCAATCTTGATGGCAGTTTCATTAACCGCAAGGTGAGCCGTGCGATGTTAAGCGCGCGGACGTAGGTAGCCTCCACCCTTCTGGCCGCGCTTATTCCACGGTCGTATAGCCGCCTTATGGAGTCCTTTAATTCGTTTGCCGATGCAAGCCAGTCCGCAAACGATCTCCGGTCGGACATCGCCAGCGGTTCCGTGTTGTCGATTATGGATTGCGCCTGCGTTTCCAGCGCGGCCACCACCGCAAGCTGTTCACCTACGTTTTCCACCGATGCCAAAGCCTCGGCGAAATCGGCGGCGGCGGCGTTCTCAAAAAGATCGTAATTTTCGTCTATTGCGTTGGCGGCCACCTCGTTTAATCCAAGCCCGTCATCTTCGTCTAAGTGTTGCGTGAATGTTATTGTTACTGTCGACTGGTTCATTCCGGTTACCAGCGGGTCTTCCCTTACGATGTTGCCGGTAGGTTTTACCCTATGTGTCCCGTAGATGGGATGCTGTAATTCCCCGACACCGCGCTCGTATAGAGCCTCTTCGAAAGCGGAAGCCGCTTCCATGCAACCCGCACCGTGGAATATACATGCAAGGGGGAACGTCATGGCCCCCCGCCCCTGGTGCTGGACGGTCGCGCCGTCCAGCATGGGGTAGGTAAACACGCTTGTTTTTAGCTCCGTTGTCCTGCTTACGTTGCCAAAGGCAAAGGTGTATTCGTCCCCGCCGGGGGAGGTGTATCTTGCGTCTTTTATCGGTGCCATTATGCGTTACCCCCGGAGTGTACAAGTTGGATGTTTGGGGATTTGGGGGCGCGGACGATTCGTGCCTGTGTCCCCTGCGCGGCGGCCACTTCGATTGACAGGGTTTCCCTATGCTCCTGTATGGCATGTGTGATACGCTCCTCGCGGGTTACGGGGGGGGTGTTTCGCGGGTTGTCATTCTCGGCGCGTTCCCGTTCCGCCCTTCCGGTGTCTATGCCCTGTTGCGGCAGTGCCGCTAGCGCAAGCGTGGTTGTTCTTATGGCGGTGTTTACAGCGAGGATTTCTTTTAGCGTGTTGTTTATTCCGTATGCGGCGGTACGGATCGCCTCTTGCACCGATACGGCAGGTGCGGCTGGTTGGTTTTGCGTGAACGTCCCTGGGGTGTTGCCTCTGCTAAAATTGGGGATATGGCTTGCGGTGGTCCCGCTGGAAATATCGACAACGCCGTGAATTCTTGGGACCCCCATGTTTAGATCGGGCATTGTAAAATTTGGCGTGGCAAACTCGAAATCGGCGCTTGGCGTTTCCAATGATCTTATGGCCCTTTCATAGGCCGTCGTGTCATACCCTACTTGTGGGACTTCTGTTGCTCTTGCCGCTCGCCTATCCCTTCGCGCCTCCAGCCTGTTCTGCCCCGCTTTTCTAATTTGTCCTGTTGACGCTGTAATACTGGAACCCTCGCCCAAAAGCGAATTTCGTAAATTTGCTATTTTTTCCGCGCCCCTGCCTGCCAAATTTTCCATCCCTGGGATGTTTGACAAAAGTTCCAAAAGGCCCTGAATTGGGGCCAGTAATCCGGATACAAGCACCCTCCCTATCATTTTGATGGCACCGAGTATGCCGCCGTCCTTGAAGGCATCAACTACACGGTGCCAGTTGTTTAATAATTCCCGCACCACTGATATGACTATCCCAAACGGCCCTGTAAAAATAGTAATGAGTGCCAACACTTTTTCCATATTGTTTCTTACCGCGCCGGTGACGCTGTTGATCATGTTTCTTATTGCGGTTGTTACCCTGTTGATCGTGTTTCTTATTGCGGTCGCGGCCCTCTCTACCGTGTCCCTTATTGCGTTGAAGACCCTCCTCCAGTTTCTGGCAAGGAGGACAATCCCAGCTATAAGCAATCCAACGGCTGTGATGATAAGTACAATGGGGTTGGCTTTCATTGCGGTATTTAAGGCCCATTGTGCCGCTGTTGCGGTTTTTGCGGCGATGGCAAACGCTTTCTGTGCAATGTTGTAAGCAAGGGTTCCGGCTTTGAGTTTTGCAAGCGCGGCGGCTTGCCCCCTTGTTGCCAATGTCCATGCAAAAGCGGCACCCCTCGCTATGCCTTGCCATATCGCAAATGTTTTTGTAACCAAAGCTGCCCCCATCAATATTCCGTGATACAAACCCATTGCCCCAACAATTGCAATTATTACACCCCTAAACCTCCATGCAAATCCTATAACACTGGCTATCATTCCCCCCAGCCGTTCAACGGCTCTAAAACCCCGGTCAACCTTTGCGGTAAACCGGCTAAAGTCAACGCCTGCCAGCCTGTCGGCCATGTCGCTGAATTTGGCTATTATTCGCTCCGCCACCGGTAACAATGCCGTACCTAGCCGCACCCCGGAGTTTTGAATTCTGTTTATCGCCTTTTGCCATCGCTGTGCCGGCGTGTCGGTTACCCTGGCAAATTCCGTGGACACGGTTTCCGTGGCCTTGGACATTTCGGCAAGGGCATCGTTGAACGCCGTCGCGCCGCTGCCGGCGAGGAGGCTCATCGCCCGTGCCGTCCTTTCGTTGCCGAACAGCATTTCCATGGCACGCATATCGCCGCCAGTTTTGCGCCGCACTTCGTCCATGACGCCGGCAAAGCCCTTGCTTTGCAGTGCCGCCTCCGAAAAATTGATGCCAAGATGCCGGGCAAGGGCGGCGGCGTTTGCGCCGGGGGTTCTTATGGCGTTTAACGCCTTGCCCATGGCCTGCATCGATTCCCTGGTCGTCTCGCCGCCGGCCGTCAACGCCGTTACCGCCGCAAACACTTCCTCCGCCTGTACGCCGAACGAAGCCGCTGTAGGTATGGCATATCTCATTGAATATGTGAGTTCCCTGAACGATGTCCTGCCGAGCCTGTTCGCGCTGACCATTATACCCGCGATGCGGTTTCCCTCATCGGCACTCTTGCCGTAAGCTGCAAGCACGTTGGTAATACCTGCGACGACCGTATCGTTTGCCGCGCCGGTTACCCTTGCGGTTTTGGCAACCACGCCGGCAAAGTCCGCTGCGGCATTGGACGCTACGCCCAGGCCGATTGCCGTGTTTGCGATACCCGCAAGCTCGTTTACCGCAACGCCGGCCTGGTTGGCAACATCGGTCAGCCTGCCTTGCAGTCGCTCAAGCGGCGGGCCTGTAATGTTCGCGTTACTGCCGATGATTGCCATCGTGTCGGCCAGTTTTATTGCGTTTCTTACACCGAGCCCTACCCAGGCGGTGGCGGCTGCGGTGGCGGCCAGGACCGCTCTTTTTCCCCACTTGGTCAAAGCCTTGCCGAGCCTGTCCAGCCTTCTTTGGGCTGCCACAAAATCCCTTTGGATTCGCCTGGATACGGCGTTTGAATTTACACCTATGCGTTTGAGGGGGTTGCTGACTTTGTCGATGAGTGAGAAAACCGATTCGATTGCGTACTTACTTGCCACTTTTTGACGTCCTCTGAATTTTGCACAGGTTTTCGATCATCGGCACGTAGAAGAAACGGATTTCCTCTATGCTGATTTCCTGCATCGGGATACCAAGGTTGTAATCGGCGTAAACCTGTCTCAACTGGTATGATACCCACTCCAAGCCCAGCTTCCTTTGTCGCGAGCCTCCGACCGCCACATCGGAGACTATGCGGTCAAAAAAAGTATGGCCGCATCCTGAATGATCTGATGATCCTTTTTGTCCAGGCCCGAAATTTTATGAATTTCGGTTTTCGACATATTGCACAATGCCGCCATGTATGCCAAAAGTTTACTGGCCTGCTGGCTGTCCTTATACCCATCCATAGCCAGCATGGTACGCCCCGTGGGTCGGCCAATGGTGATCTTCTGTCCCGCCATCCCAACGGACTTATCGGAAACGGTGTATTCGATTTTGCACCCGTTCACCACAAGCCGTTTTTCGGTAATGGCCCTGACAAACCGTTTCTTGATTTTTACAAAATCCTTTAGGGTATCCTCGTCCATCGCCAACTCGTCACAGTCGATTTCGTTTGCCTCGCAATAGGCCGTGAATTCCTGCTCCGCAAGGGTTGTTCCCGGATTGCCGGTATCGGTAAATTCCGCCGCATCATCGTTTTCATTGTTCCCGTCAAACATTAAAGCCTCCTAATTTATCCCTGTTTTTCCAAGACCGAACCAGACAAGGTTATCGGGGCAAACCCTTCCCTGACCCCCAACGCCGTGGAGTCGCCCGTCAACTGCATACTCCCTGAATACACAATCCCATCGACAAGCGTTATCGACACGTCAAAAGTCTCCAGCCTGTTTGCCAGGCCTTGCAGGTATTCAAGATCGTCTCTTTGAGGATCGATATACACGTTGATGCTATCGATGATCCCGGGCTTCCGTGATTTCGCTACGTGCGAACTTCCGTCCCCGTGCATCTGCGTTTCGTTTGTGAAGCCGTGTAGCTGAATGCTTACATCGTCTTCGTTGTTACAGACAAACCGCCGTCCGGCCAAAGTTATGGATTCCGCTGGGCCCGATGCCATAATCTTACCTCCTTGTTTTACGCTTCACCGAAGTAGAAGCCGAAGAAAATATCCGTCGAGGAAACTTCAACATTTCCAGCCAATTTACAGGGGAATTGTAAATCCAGCCGTTTTGGGTTCATACTGCTAATCCGCACGGTCATGTTTTCCTTGGTAAACTCAGATGTGGCAAGAATCGCATGTCTGGCAAGGGCGTTGGCAAGGTTCATCATCGCGGTGCGCACGGTTTTGGGCTGTATCGCCCGTGGGTTGCCGGTCGGGTTATCGTCCGGAACCAGGGGCGCGCCTTTCATGAGCGGGTCTTCCATGATTAAACGGATGTTAAAAACGATGTTCATAAGCCTAACGGCATCAACCACATATCGGCGGGACGGCACGGCCTCATTATCCGGGTGCCAGAATGTAATCGTATCATTAAGCCCTATTACATTGCCAATTTTGACGCTTGTGCTGCTTCCGTTATGCACGGAATTGTTGCGGGTAAGGTAGTTTTCCTGCTCCTCGTCAGGGCCCGCCCGTAGCCCCGTCAGCGTTCCGTGATCGTTCAGTGCCGGGTTGCTGTTGGCGGTACGCATGATGTTCACAAGCCCCCTTGCGGCAATGACAAACGGTATTTCGGGGCTGCCAACGCCGGGGACAAAAAAATTGACGTAATCGGTCTTCCGCTGGCGGGTAACGGCGGTGCGGGTTTCGAAGTCGTCGGTGCAGCCGTGGGCGACCAGGCACGGCATTTTCGTCATTTCGTCCCAGCGTCCCTCGCCGAAAGTTTTGAATATATTAAGGCGTGATTGGTTCCGATAGGAAAAACACGAAAGAAAAAAGGTTTCCCAGACCTGCCCTACCTTTCCCAATGCCTCGTTTACGTCCGGGTCCACCGCTCCCCCGGACATATTCACGATTCCGAAGGTAACGCCGGGGGCGTTGGCCTCGATTTCGATGGTGATGTCATTGCCGGCATCGCCGCTCCATTTGGCCGTAAGCGGAAGCGAATCGTTGCCATACGTACCGGGAATAACGGGCATTTCCAGCCGTCCGGCTATGCGCTCTTTTAGTGCGGCAAGAATGGCGGCGGGGGTGTTGTTTTCGATGATGGCGAATTCAACCTCGATGCCGCCGATTCTCGCCGTGCCGCTTCCCGTTGCCGTCGGCACCCCTTCGCACGATATTGCGCCGGTGGCGGCGACGCTTCCGGTGGCCTTTCGCAGCGGAAAAAAGGTGACGGGGAAATTGGCACCGCCCCCCGCATCGGGGAAAAGCTGCCGGGCCGCCAGATGAAGCGGCGACCCGTATCCGTACCGCTGCGCTATTGCATCGGCACTTCCGGTCGCTTCATGTTTTCTCGTATCGTACACTGCGTCGTCATTGCCGGTGCCGATTACGGCCAGTCGCTGCGGTAAAAACTGCGCCCCGCCCAGATTGAAATTTCTGGGCTCTACGTTTACCCCTGTTACGCGGGATATTGCGGATGGTGGTAACATTACGATCCCTCCTCTTGTGGGTTGTTATATGTTCCGGTTACCTGATCTGCCACACTGGGTGCGGCGATAATTTGCCCGGTTACCGGCGTTACTTCAAAATCATACCCCTCGAATTCCACGGCGGGGCCGGCAAAATACCCCTCGGCAAAATGCACTTCCAGGGGTGCGCGGATTATTGCGATTGCCTGTGCCGCCTGTTCGTTCGGCGTTCCGGCTTCCAGCTTGGTGAATGTCCTATGGGTAACTATTCCCCTCATGCCAAGGTATGTGTAAGGCTCGGATGTGATTATTCTCCATATGAGGCGTGATATCTTACATGCACGGGCTATCGCGCTTTTGTCGTCGTTGATATCGGCGGTTTCGTTTCCGTTTGCTATGCAATATATGTCATAAATCGCCTGTGTTTTTTGATCGCCTATGCGCGGGTTTGACTTTGGTACCGTTATATCCTGTAGCACGATGTTGATCATGGAAATGCGTTCGTTCGATGCCGTATCGTATGGGCGGGAATTGTCGACAAATATTTTTATGTCATAGTCATCCGCATCCTTAACGCCGCTTTCGCTTGCCAGCCTGTATTGGTTCTGGAGTTCAAGGGATAAGATGGCCGCTATCTGATCCCTTGTTTTTTCTGCGTTGGCCGGCACCTCTATCAGTTCGGTTATCAAAGGCTCGTTCATGCAGCCTCCCTGGAAAAGTCATGCCCCAGAACAAAATAGTACAGTCCGATTGTCTTATCGGGCTGTACCTCCTGTATAAAATATTTTTCAATCTCGCCGCCAAGGGCCGGTACATGCGCCCGCCAGCCCTTTTTAGGCTCCACCGTAAGCCGACGCATAAGGCACGTTACCACGACCTGTTTTGTCTGTACCGTTTGGCCGCTTTCGTCCACGGCAAGGTGCGTGTCGCCCACCGTGCCGATAACGGGGTAATGGTTGTTTTGCGGGTCAATGACGGTGTAGGATGTCCCCCCTGTCTTTGGGTTTTCAAGGGTTTTCTCCAAATACCTGTTTGCCTTTTCCCGCAAGTTTTCCGCCATCAGCTCGCCTTTTTTACCGCTTGTTCCGCTTCCGCCACATTGGCCTCGGCTTCGATTAAGGCGTCGCTTGCTTTTTCCAACGTGGCAAGAGCCGTTAAAAGCTCCGGTGTTTCCTGGGTGGCAGTCACTTGGAATTCTTCCAGTCCCTTTTTTGCCGATTCAAGGTTTTCCATTGCGGTAAGTAGGTTTTTTTCGGTTGCTTCTTTTTGTTCGGGCTTGGCCTTTTCGGATGCGGCCTCGGCATCCTTTACCGCTTTTTCGTGGCTCTCGACCTTCTTTGCAAGTTCGTTAAGTTGGGCTTTACGATCTTTGACAAGCTCGCCAGAAATTTTATCTACCGCTTCTTTTGCCGTTTCCCGTGCCTCTTGTGCGTTTTTAAGGGCGATTTGCGCCGTCTCTAGGGCTTTGGCATCCAATTTTTTCTTGTCGGCTTTTTCCTTGGCCGCCTTCGCATTGGCCGCTTCTTTTTCGCGGGCTTCCTTTTCCAGCACCTCGTTTGATTTGCCGGCGACAATGCGTTTTGCGAAACCAGCCTTAAAAAAGAGTCTTCGGCTGCAAAATCTTCTTTTCTGATTTCCCCGCCTGGGCCAATATTGCCACGGGCGGTGATAAACGAATTTCTGGGTGCGACAATGTACATACAATACCCCCTATGCCGATGCCGGTATAACCGTCATGCAGCCAAAGCGCAATTTTGACGCCGGGACGCAAAGCGGCCGGCTCCTTGTGCGGCCTTTGTAGGTTTCCGCCGCCTCGTCAAACCACACGCGAATTTTAAAATCATACTGGCCCTCGACCGTAAGCTTGTTGCCAAACAGCGGGTCGAAAACGGGATCGAGTTTGATGTTTGGTATGCCGCCAAAGTACCGCCGAAAGTCGAGCTTTTCGTATGCCGCGAGCGCGATAACCTTTCCGGGGTCAAGAAAATATTCCGTGGTGCCCGGCTTCCCCCAGGGGTTGTATGTCGCATCGTAGCCCCAGAACATCCTTATCTTGCCGTCAAGGTTAAGTTTTCCAAGGTACGCCGCGCCTTTGTCGCGCATTTCCGGCGCGATTTCCAGGGTGTTCAAGATATTCGTGTCAAGATTTTTGTGTACCTGCTCGTTTTTCAGGAAGCTGCTCCACGCATCCTTGCCCATGATGTAGTTTGCCATGTCGCACTGCGCCGCCGGGCGGATGGTATTATCCAGGGTATTCAGGTCGTCTATCGGTTTTGCGCTGCTTTCAGTCCACGGCACCGCCGCTTCCGGGAAATGGGCGGCAGGTATCTGGTAGTCCAGAACGTTTATCTCGTTGCCGTCCTCGTCCGTAAGGGTACACTTGCCGGTCGTGAGTACCTGTGCGGCTTGGCCTTCCATTGCGTTCTTGATCATGCGGATGTGCCGGGAGGTGCCGTCTTTTATTAGCTTTACCATGCGCCCCATCCAATTAACCCCGCGAGTACTGGTAAATGCGTTTTCTCCGGGCATACGGTTCATAAGCTCGCGGATATTTACGGGCGTTTCCAGCGAGTAAACGGGGAATGGGACTTCCATGTTTTCAAACCGGTCTATCGTTACCACGACCGCGCCGGTGCCAAGATCGCGAATAACGGGGGCCATGTCATTGCCCCCGTAAACCATGTCCATGCTGATTTTGTCAACGTCGGTAAAACTATCTGGCCCCACCTTGAAAAGTGAGGTCAGGAAGCCCATGTTTCTTGCATCGGGCTGTTGCTGGAACATTTCGGCGACATGCTGGAGCATGTCGGGCATTATGCTGTTTCCCATAATTTTTGTTACTCCTTTTATTTAGGGCTTACCCTGGATATGTCCGTGGTTTCCACCGCTATTATATTGCCGTTAGCCCGGAGGTTATCGGCCTGGGCACTTGTGATAGGCGTTGCACCGTTGATGTTAAGCATATCCCTGCGTACCCGCCCGGATATGATGGCCCTAAAGCCAAGTGTCGCATCGGTGGCATCCGGGTTTGTCATGTCGAACGGAACCACGGCGACAAAGGTGTCGGTATCCTCCGCTATTGCGAATTTCCGCTCGTCCGCCCTTTTTAGTATTGTCCCCGCCTTGATGGTCACGCCGCCGCCAAGGCTGATTCCGCCTTGTTCAAATTCACAGTTGCCAAGCTGCAATTCCTGGCTAATAATAGTGCGAATATTTACGCCGCTCATTTTTCACCCCCCATTATTTTGCCCTGCGTTCCGGCCTTGAAGGCGTTCACAAGGGCGGCGGAATCGGCTCCGCCCTCATCGTCGCCGGTATTAATATCGCCAGGGTCGTCTTGGTTTCTGGCATCAATGCGATCTTTCCGCATGTTTGCCGCCACATATTCGGCACGGATTTTTTCATCCATGCTTGACTGCCCACCCTCGATGTACTTGACGGCGAGTTCCAGCGCACCCGCCTCTTTGCCCAGCATGATGTGGGCCTGGACTCTTGCGCGTTCCTCTTCCAGCGCGGCTTCTTTGCCAAGCGCAAAAACGGCTTCATAGCAGTCCTTGTTTTTGGCCTGTAGCTCTTTAGGGGTCATGTTTTCTTCTCCTCCGTCAGGTTCGTTTTTATTGTTTGTGTTAGGCTCTGCCTCTGGGGTTGCCATAAGGCCAGGGGCAGAGGCTCGGTATCCTTGGAAAAATGCGGCGGCTTTCTTTAAGTCGCTCCTGTAGGCTTCGCCGTTTTTCTTGCCTGCGGCTATGGCGTTTTCCACCGTTTTGTCGAAGGCGAATTTTGCATTTATGATTAAGTTATCCCTTGCGATAATTCCCGTGCCGCTTTCGCTACCGGATTCGCCTTGAATAATTGCATCAAAATTGTTTGCGAATCTTTCATCGACAATTTCTTTCCCAACATAATAGCTGGTTTCGTCCATCGCTTTTCTGATTGTCTTTTCCGTCTTTCCGGAAATGGCGGATTGTACCGATCCGTACATTGCCGCCAGTTTTTCAAGATATTCGGCATCCTTTTTTAGTTCGCGGTAATCACCCCATGTATACATCCACGGGTTATGGATCATGTAAACGGAGTTTTCGCAAACCGATACAACGGCGTTTTTATCCACGGTACGGGCGGCGTGGGCAATGTATGCACCCATACTTAATGCCCGGCAGTTTATGCGCGTCGCTATAGGGTGTCCGTTTTTGGCATAATCCCTTATAAGATTAAAAATCACGCAGCCTTCGTAAACACTGCCGCCAGGGGAATTTATTATTACTTCGATATCCTCTCCGCTGGAAATTCCTTCGAGTTGTTCTTTGACTTTTTTAGCGGTTACGCCGGAACCATCCCACCAGCTATAGCCGATATCCCCCTCGATATTGACGGTTTTCATCCTACCCTCATTTTATTTTTTTGCCGCACCGCAAAGCTAGCAAGTGCGGCAAAAAAATAAAAAATTATTGCAGTGCGCCCGCAATGGCGGTGCATATCGCCTCAAAATTGGTATTGTAAAGGCCTGCATCCCTTTGGCTTGTAACAAAACACACCTCCAACAATATGCTTGGCCGTGTGGTCAGGCTGTTCAAAAAGCCTAAATCATTCCGCAATGAGGCACCCGGCATTACCGCCCCCCCTTGGGCGGGGCGCAGCCTTAAACCGCTTGCCCGCGCTATAGCTTCTGCCATATTTGACGCCAGGGCTTGATCGCCGGGGGTTCTGTATAGCACCTCCGTACCGTGGGCGTTGGGGTCGGTAAACGCATTGAAGTGTACCGACACATCCACATTGGCATCTTGCCTTCGGTGCCAGTCCACTATTGTATAAATATTTTCACTAACAGTGGTGCTAACATCATCATGGAACTCGGCCACAGTGACTCCACGTTTTCGTAATATTCTTGACACCCTGGTTACCACTTTTCTAGCCTCGGTGACTTCGTTTAGAACCCCTATAGCCCCGGCGATTCTGGCACCGTGTCCGGATGAAATTGCGATCATATCACCTTTCCCCCTGTTAATATTATCATCTGCACCCGTGGGTGGTTCGCGATTGTTGATCCCGCATTTACATGCGTATTTTTCATAAAGGGCGCAGGATACTTCCTCGGCTTTTTTTTCGTCACACTTTTTTAGGCGTTCAAATAGTTTCGGTATGAGCCATGACAAAAAATATAAAACGGCGTTGATCAAAAGTCCCTTCATCGCATAATCCTTAAAACACGCTTTATTTTAACGGGAATTATTGATCCTGTGGTAAAGTACATTATAATCATAACGATGTTTACCGTTAAAACCAGACCCCCGATTGCTCCGATAACAATGCTAATCCGTTCCTGTCGTATACGCCTGTCCCGTTCCACCGCCAACAAGGTACCGGAGTTCTGCAATTCTTCCGATAAGCTCCGAAACGAATTCATCGTATTCGTCAAGTAGTCGGAAAGCATCGTCAATTCCCCCGATTGCCTCTCCAATGAGTCCCTCAATCCTGCTATCAGCCCACTGTAGTAGTTTTCCAACCCGATCATTGATTGCCGCGAGTTGGTCAACGCTTCTCGTAGCTGCGACGATAGCCTCGTCTGTCGTAATGACAATGGGTCTGGTTCCGCAGCCCATGACGGCAAAACAAAAGGTAATGATAATGCCAGCAAAATAAAAACGCAATTTTTCCACATTAAAACTCTCCGTTCATCTTTTTAGTTCCCTTATGGCTTCTGCCACAAATTCCATTTGGGTGGTAACTCTTGCCAACGTTTGGTTTATACTGTCCACTTGTGCTTTTAGCTCCGTCATTGTGTTTGTTTGATCGCCCCTTATGTCGGCAACCTTCTTTCCGAGACCGTTTACGTCCCTTATCACTTCCTCCATAATTTGATCCTTGCGCCCCTGTTTATAAACCAGGATAAGCACGGGTGTCATAAAAATTATGGTTTGGGTTAAAAGCACAATAAAAACACCTAACCCATAATTCGCCACGTAGTAATAATATTCCATCGATCCCCCACCTATAAAGTCAAATCAATTTCGCCGGCGAAATTGGCGGCGGCCTTGAAGTTGTCCCATAGTTGCTTTAATTCAGCGTTTCCACTCTCTATAAAATCATCTAATTCCTGCATTGCAGCTACCAACTCTATTGCATTATTTTCGTTTTCCTTTTCTTGCATGTCTTGCTTGTTGGAATTATCAGCCATAAACCCTTGGCTAATCATAAGCTCGCGTTCAATTCTTAATCTGTTTTGAACGGCGCGGAAATCCATTCCGCTAAATTCACGGGAAACCATGTCATGCGGAATAACACCCATGTCAAGAAGTCTTTTCATGGCGTTTGCTTCTTTTTGCACGTCAACCGATGGGCGGGACAGTCCGGACCACTCGCACTTTAACCATGCGCCCTTTAATTTCCATTGCGCGGTGTCAAAGGCACAACCTAGGAATCCAGGAAGATCGATTTGTCCTAAAAGGGCAGATTGTATGATGAATTCTGAATAAATTATCCCAAAATCTTTTGCGTTTTTGAAAGTCTGGTATCGCAAATTTATTTTATATTCGTTGCTGGCCTGTCTGGATGCGGAGTAGTTGGACTGAAACTGCATGGTGACGATTTCGGGGGGCGTTCCCTTAGACCATGCAAGAACCGCCAACATTCCTTTTTCAAAGGCGGCATAGTTCACGTTTGGCCTTTGCGCGCTAAAACTAACAGGCTCCTCGCCTGGGGCCAGTTGTTCAAGTATGGTTCCGGGGGCCATTTCGACCGTGGCATGTTCCGGTTGCTGCTGCTTTGCTTCGGCGGCGGCCCTTCGTTCGGCTTCCACAGCCGCCGGGGTTCCGGCGTCAGGCGAGGCGTATCTGCCAATGCCAGCTAGCACCGATCTTGACGGGGTTGCCGTTTCTTTGCCCCGTTTGATAAAAATTGGAAAAAGGCTGTTTATTACTGCCGCTCGCAGTTCCGCGTTTTTGTATCTGTCTAAATCCTTTACCATGTAAAGGACGTTTCCAAGAAGGGGTATCCCTCTAACATTGTTGATAAACTTTTCGCCGCTGTAAATCATCCAGGAAATTTGTCTGCCCGACCTTTCGCCGATTACCGGAATTCTCTTGAACGAAAATTCCTCATCGTCATATTCCCGGACGTGATAGGCAACGTGTATGCCTTTTTGGTTAAGTTCAACACCATGCACTACCCGGTTTCCCTTGCGAGGTGTGTATTCTGGGTCTGTCATGATGTGGTTGCCGTTAATCCAGTCCCAGCATGGGAGTCCCGTTTGCCTGTTTATCCTGCCTACTATAATGCCGTCGCCGCAAAGGATTGATTCAAGCCGGCACTGTTTTTGAAATTCCCCAAAAGTTAATTCTTGCCTATAGTCAAAAACATTATAATCCGCAGCGTAAAGTTTGAACGCCTCGGTCATTTCTTCTGAATATCGTGTTGCCAATCGTTCCCTTTCTTTGGGGGATAGGTTAGGCCAGATTACGGATGCTATTGGAGTTGCCTCTAACATTATCCCGGTGAAAATTTCATTGCGCAGCATCCGATCAACAAAGCCTTGAACATACGGATTTTCTATGTAAAGCTGCATGGAACGATGCCGCAACGTGTAGTAATCTATGCCGTTTTCCCAAAGGTAATTGCGGGTGGGGCCAAAGGAATTTTCAAAGGTATCCCCGTCGAAAACATCGTTAATGGCATTACGCGCAAAATACGCCAGCACATCGTCAAGCTCCTTTTGCTTGTCTATCGCAGATTTTTCTACCATGCGGGTACCACTTTTGTTTTCATTGCCGGCGGCGCGTTAAAGGATTCCAGCTTCTTTATTTGTTCGAGCAAATCGTCTCGCCGTTGTATCAGGATAGGTAAATCTTGATTTGTAACGGTCTGCGTAGTCATGCCCGTATTAAGCGTAAAGCCCCTGATCCCCTCCTGCATCAAAGCGATTATGGCTTTGTCCAATTCGAAAAGAATTATTTTGCTATTATTAATAACGTCTTGCCATGAGTGTGCGGCGGAGCCGGTAATCGCAGGGTGGTTATCATCCAAAACGGCCATAATTAAAGATTATTCATACTACGCTGGCAAGCTAGCAAGTGTTTTGTTTTAGCTTTCAAAATCAAACGTGCCTTGCGCCGTTGCCTCTTTTATCCGCTTGTAGGCAACATCATAGTATTCCTCTTTCATCTCGGAACCGATATATTTCCTTCCAATGTTTACACATGCAACGCCGAAACTGCCGGAACCCATGAACGGATCATAAATGGTATCACCTGGGTCTGATATTAAGGCGAGAATGCGCTCGGCAAGGCGAACGGGCTTTTGGGTAGGATGATGACTGTCGTAATGGGCTGGATAAACGGGCATTATGCTTTTTTCCCGCATACCCTCCATCATTGAGCGTAGCATTATGACGGCTGTATCGTTGTAAACCGCCTCCAGCGAATTTGTTATTTTATGTCCTTGGTACGATTTCTTGTTGATTTTGCCCGTTTTCAAAAAATCGATTATCGCTTTGAACCCAGCTTCCTTTTTGATTTTATTTTTTATTGTTTTTATATCACCAATTATACTGTCAATGTCATGTGCTTTTTGTTCAACATACGGCACTTTGCATTTTCTGATGCAGCCAGATTTTTTTGTGTGTATGGATATAGTTTCATGTATTCTGGAAAGATTATTGCACGGCGAGGACAGAAGCAATTTATCCCATACGATCTCCTCTTTGAAAATGAAACCCAATTTGGCAAGAAGGGTGTTCCACCTGTAGAATGATGTTCCCCTGCCAAAAAGTGCTATGAATCCACTATCGGGTAGCAGTCGCCTAGCGTTTTCAAAGAATAATTTTTCATCAAATTCTTGGTAATGTCCCGAACCCGTGAATGTGTTATACTACCCCAAGCGGAGGGATAAACCAATGACGACGGTTCCAGTAAAGTGCCCAGTGTGCGGCGGGACAAGAATATCGAAGAACGGAAAGGAGGGCGCCAAGCAAAGGTACCTGTGCGGCGACAAGGGATGCCCAGGGAAGTCCTTCGTATTGGAGTACACGTACAACGGCTGGAAACCGGGCATAAACGAGCAAATAATAAACATGGCGGCCAACGCGTCCGGGATCCGCGACACCGCGCGTGTGCTGAAGGTGTCGAAGCAGAAAGTCAGCGACACTTTAAAAAAACGGGAAAAACGACGAGCAGGGTCAACCTCCGGTATATAGCCAACGCGGGAGCGGTGGAGGCGGAGATTGTCCTGTGGGAGCAGGTCGAGGCTGCGGAACTGGACGAGATGTGGAGTTTCGTTGGGAACAAGGGCTGCCAGCGCTGGCTGTGGCTGGCCATCGACCGCAAGACGCGCGCCGTACTTGCCTATGTCT